ATATCCTTCCTTGCCTCTAAGGCTATGCGTGCCATATGGGATTGGGCTTTGGAATGAAGCTCTATCCACATCAGGCCAGAGCCCTTGACTGGCTCTCGACTAGGCCAAAAGCCATCTTAGCCCTTGATATGGGTCTAGGCAAAACTTGCGTGTCTAGTAAGGACCTTATTGCGCCTGCTGTGGTCATCTGCCCTGCTTCTCTTAAACTAAACTGGCAGGATGAACTCTCCGCGTGGCGGCCTGAGCTTAGCACTCAAGTCATAGCTTCGCCAAAAGACAAACCCAATGGCTCTGATGTCACCATAGTTAACTACGACATCTTGCAACGGGTAGATTTACCTAAGCACACGACCTTGATTGTCGACGAAGCTCATTACATCAAGAGCTACAAAGCCAAGCGTACTAAGCATGTAATGACCATGATGCAACAAGCAGAAAAGGTCAGACTGCTTACAGGCACTCCGATAGTCAACCGGCCCATAGAACTATGGACTCTGCTCTACGGGATCAAAGCCATCAAATCAGGTTACTTCGAGTTCGGCATGAGGTATTGCGCTGGTTGGCGCACACCTTGGGATACATATGACTTCTCAGGAGCTAGTCGCCATGATGAACTAGCCAATCTGCTAAAGCCTCACATGCTGCGTATGCGCAAAGAGGACGTAATCGACTTACCATCAAAGACGTTCAGAGTCATCGAACTTGACTTGCCGATCGATGAACGTGAAAAGCAATTTGACCGCCAAGCCATAGAAAAGCCTGATAGCGTGGCCTTTGAAGCAATCGCAGACATTCTGAAGATGAATGCTCTGCGCAAACTGCCTGATGCCATAACCTACATCAAAGACTGTTTGTGCGCTGTCGACAAAGTCGTCGTCTTTGCACACCACAAAGATGTGATCGACCAACTTAAAGACGCCTTATCAGAGTTCAAACCAGTCGTCATCACAGGCGCAACTGCACAGGCAGATAGGCATAAGAATGTTTTGTCATTCCAAAACAGCAAAGACTGTAAAGTCTTCATCGGCAATATCAAAGCGGCAGGTGTTGGCCTTACGCTCACCGCTGCAAGTCATGTTGTGTTTGTTGAGTCTAGTTGGTCACCGGCCGACATCAACCAAGCAGCAGACAGGTGCCACAGAATCGGTCAGAAGGACAATGTCACGGTCGACCTTCTGACTATCAACGGGTCCATCGATGCTTTAGTGCTTCACTCAGTGCTAAACAAGATGGATGTTATCGACCGGATTATCAAAGAGGAAAATATCATGGACACAACTCTCATTGCTCAGAAACTGCGTGAATTGGCTGCCTTGTTTGAAGAGGTTCCGACTTCTAAGGCCGAAGTAGCGCATGAGCCTAAGGCCGAAGTAGCACCTGAGCCTAAAGTACAGGAACCCACCCTTGACGACATCCGCACAGCTATTGCTCAACTTATTGGTTCTGGCAAACGTGATAAAGCAGTCGAAATCATCAAAAACCACGGCGCGGCTAAGGTTAGCGACATTCAGCCTAGCCACTTTGCATCCGTCATGGAAGCCATCAATGGCGCACGCTAAACTTTCACCATCTGCTAGCGCTAGGTGGATGACTTGCCCAGGCAGTGTCTACCTAGAACCTGACTTTGCTCAAGGGCAAAGTAATGAATACGCTGCTAGAGGCACTGCGATGCATGAAGCATCAGAGCAATGCCTCATTCAAGACCTCGACCCGCAAGATCTACTTGGCAGCGTTGTCCATGGTTTCATACTTAACCAAGACATGATCGACATCATAAGTACGTATGTGCGTTATGTAAGAGATCAAGAAGGGTTGAGATTCTATGAACAAAAGGTCAGCCTTGAGTCTGTCATTGCAGACTGTTACGGCACTGCTGACTGTGTGATCATTGATGGCACCCATATGTCGGTAATCGATCTAAAGACAGGTGCAGGCGAAAGAGTTACTGCTGCGTCCAACAGCCAGTTGATGTGCTATGCTCTAGGCGCGTACATAGCTTTCTCGCCGGTCTTTGAAATTGAGACTTTGACACTGACTATTGTCCAACCGCCACTTAACTCCATCGACTCTTGGCATGTTACGGTCAAAGACATCGAAGCCTTTGCAGTGGCTTTGCAGCGTGCGTATGCGGCAATCCAAGAGACCCCGACGCTGTATGTTGCCAGTGAGAAGGGCTGTCGCTGGTGTCATGGCAAAACTAGTTGCCCTGAAATGCGCCGACTTGCCAATGAAGCAGCATCGATGGACTTTGCCGCTGAACTAGAACTCAGCATTGTCGAAGAGTGGATGCCTAGACTTCCTTTGATCCAAGGCTTCATCGATGCGGTCGAGTCCAAAGCTAAAGAAGCATTGCTTGCAGGCCAAACCATCAAGGGCTATAAGGTCGTTGAAGGCAGAAAGAGTAGATCTTGGAAAGACGAGTCTGAAGTACTTAGCTACCTTAAAGGTCAAGGCTACGATGACTCTATGATATGTACTAAGCCGTCACTGCTAAGTGTTGCTCAGTTAGAAAAGGCTCTTAAGGGAGAAGCTTTGGACTTGAATGAGTTCATCGCCATTAAAGCTGGTAGCCCGACTATTGCAAAAGACAGCGATGTGCGCAAGTCTGTCGACAAGTCTCAGTCTGCTAAGCACGACTTTGGAGAAACACGATGAGCAAGATCGAACCTACCAAATACTATGACGAGATCTTACGCTATGCTGCTATGGCTAAGACCCAGCAAGAGGAATGCAACCTTGGCCCAGTTGCTCATATGGAAGGTTCGGTCAAAGATGATCTCATGCGCCATGTTGAACTCTATGATGTGGTCAATCGCAAATACGCAGGCTTCACTCAGATCTTGCTTGACTTGTGGTATGGCCTAGGGCCAGATCACCCTTATGCCAAAAAGCTTCATAGTGTACGCTTGCCGATATGCGAAGTTGCAGACGGTTTGCATGCTGACTGGTCTTTGCCTGAATGGCTTTACGTTTTCATTGTTCATCGAGTCACCGGCAGCGGCATCAACTATGCCAAAAAGCCAAGTGGGTACAACAACACCGTTCTGCCTACTTTAGCCACAAAGACCTCAATCGATGCTATGGTCAGGGCCATACAGAATCGTCCACAGGGCTCGATCTATACCTCTGTAGGTTACCAGTTTCCGGCATTCCCAAAAGCACCCAGCAACTATCGACTCGGCGGTGACTACTTTCTTTGTGAGTTTGCACCTACCTTGGCACGAGACTTAGCCGAGTGGCTGGCATCAGGCCAAAAACGTGACTTGCGTGACATTGGCAATTGGATGTTTCATTGGAATAAGGCCAAAAGTCTTAGAGCGTACAAATTTCAATATGCCGCAGTCGTCAGCGACATCGCAGACTTCTTCCCGCAGTACGTCAACTTGTCAAGTCCGTTCTTCTATGGTACCAATGCCATAGAGTGCTTGAAGTATATGGCTAGACCGATCAGCCGCATGAACGAGCAAGACTTTTTAGACGAAGTCACCATGCAACTTTGTAGTGACATCAAAGCTACTGCCTATGATGCTGAAGACATAGCTTGCGACGGCATCAGATGGCTAGAGAACTACATTAGACCTGGTCATGACTATGGCCATCTATGCCGAGACAGCATCTGGAATAGCAGTACCATTGACGATCACCCGTATGGCAGGCAGAAGGCCATGCTGCAGTTCGGCTTACTCAAGTCCTTCAACGACCTTAAGGTCCACCCGTCAGATGACTACGTCCTTAAAGCTGCCAAGATGACAGCCGAAGACTACGCGCTACTTTTTTGAAAAAAGTTTGCGAGGAGCCTAAAAACAGTTGTACAATGCACTCACGACAACATCGTCGTTCAATGTCGAAAGGTTCTAAAATGTCACACGAAATCGATTTCTCCAACGGTCAAGCTAACTTTGCCCATGTCGGTGAAAAGGCATGGCATGGTCTTGGCCAACAGCTCGAAGCCGGTCAATCGATCGCCGCCTGGGCACAAGCAGCTGGTCTGGCCCATGAAGTCAAGCGTTCGACTGTTCAATATCAAACTGAAGACGGCTTGATGATGCCACACGCTGGCCGCGATGTTCTGTACCGCGCTGACACGCTTGCACCTCTTGGCGTAGTTGGCAAAGATTACAACATCGTCCAACCTGCCCAAGTGTTGGACTTCTTTGCCCGCTTGGCCGAGCACAATAACTTCGAGCTTGAAACTGCTGGCGCTCTCTCTGGCGGCAAGCGTATTTGGGCTATGGCTAAAGTCAACAACGGTGAGGCAGTTATCGGCCATGACGTGGTCAAGCCTTACGTCTTGTTGGCCACGTCCTATGACGGTACTCTGGCAACTACTGCTAAGTTGACTTCCGTGCGTGTTGTTTGTAGCAACACTTTGGGCTACGCCTCTGCTGAAGGCGGTGACACCATCAAGATCAACCATAGCAAGAAGTTTGATTCGCGTGAAGCTGCCCTTGACCTCGGCATTGCGGCTAACGGGTTTGACAAGTTTTTGCTTGATAGCCGCAAACTTGCACAGCAAGAAGTCGGTCAAGTCTTTGTCGATGCTTTCTTAAAAAAGCTGTTGCCTCAAAACCTGCGTACTACCAAGGCCGATCCTACTCCGATTGAGTCCACTAAGGCATACAAGTCAATTATGGCTTTGTTCAATGGCCAAGCCCTTGGCAGTGACTTGCCTGAAGCCCGCGGTTCTGCTTGGGCCTTACTCAATGCCGTGACTGAACACGTTGACCATAACCTGAACCAAAACGCCGCATGGTTTGGTTATGGCAACGCTCTCAAGAACAAGGCGCGTGACCTATTGGTCGAAGCCGTCTCCTAATTTGGTGCAAACACCAAAATGACAGGCCGGAAAGACGGCCACTTTTCAACCAAACCCACTGTCGAAAGGACTTCCATGTCTAAGCTCGTTACTCCTGAGTTCCGCGGATCTTTTGTTCATATTCTTGAACCGCACGCCATCAAGGGTGTTGAGAACGCTCAACCTCGCTACCAAATCACCATCCCGGTGAAAAAGTCTGACCCTTTCTGGAAGAAGGTCGAAGCTCTGATTGAAGAGACAGCCAAAGAAAAGTGGGGCAAGATTCCTCCTAAGATGAAGAAGCCGATCAAAGACGGCGATGACGAAGGCCGGCCTGAGTTTGTTGGTTGCTATAGCATCCAAGCTTCTAGCAAGAACAAACCAGGTATCGTAGACTCGTCATTGCAGCCCATCATGGACGCAGATGAGATCTATTCTGGCGCATGGTACCGCGCTTCTATTCGTGCTTACGCATGGTCTCACCCTACTGGTGGCAATGGTGTGTCGATCGCGTTGGACAATGTGCAAAAGGTCCGCGACGATACTCCGTTCAGCGGCCGTACCGATGCCGCGTCTGACTTTGCAGACTTTGCTGAAAGTAACGACGACATGCTAGCTTAATGGTTTTGGGCCGAAAGCGGATGCTGTCCGATACCTGGAAGGGTCTGGCAATGCGCCATGGGACAGACGCAGCGAGTAGGCCCACCTCATATATCCAAGGAGTAAATATGGAATCAGAGATCATGACCTTGGTCAAGGCCATGCACAAGAAATTTGGCCTTGAAAACCTGACAGGACCTACCTATCTTGGCATCGATGAAAAGCAATTCCGCGTAGCAGCTCTTAAGGAAGAACTTGAAGAGTACGAACGTGCTTCAGACCTTGTGGATGAGTACGATGCGCTGCTTGACATGATCGTGTTTGCCGTTGGTACGCTCGATAGGCAAGGTTTGCCTTTGCTAGAAGGTTTCAAACACGTTATGGATGCCAACATGGCCAAAGAACTCGGTCAAAATGGCAACAAGCGCGGTGGTTTCAAACGTGACTTGGTCAAACCCGCAGGATGGCAAAGCCCTGAGCCTAAACTGTGTCGAATCATCAACGCTCTAACTGAGCCTAAGCAACTTGAGATGTTCCCTATCGATATGGTTGAACCCGGCGCTGACGGCGATATTGTTCCAGGGTTTGCTCCTAAGTTTGACTCGAACAAAACTAGGGTCGATCTTTTGCCTGTAGGGCCAATGTCAGACATCGCGTCCGTTTTCGGCTTTGGCGCTAAGAAGTATTTTGCCAACTCATACAGGCAAGGCGAGACCGTTGCCTGGTCTAGGACCTACGGCTCGATCTTGCGCCATCTCTATGCTTTCTGGTCAGGCGAAGACAACGACCCTGAATCTGGCTTGCCTCATTTGGCCCATGCAGGTACACAACTCATGATCCTCATGGAACATACCAAGCATAACACTAACAAAGACGACCGCTTTAAGCGATAAAGCCATGGATGTTCAAGACCTAAGAGACATCTTCATCAAGAAGAAAGCCGAAGCTGACTTTGCAGACGATGGCAATATTGAGATCATCAGTGCCAGCTTCATTGCCGATGAGCCGGCTATCTTTGGCACTCCTAACGAAGACTGGCATCGGCGCGAGTTGCAGTGGTACTTGAGTCAGTCGCTTAATGTCAATGACATTCCACCTCCTGTGCCTGCCGTTTGGCGCAGAGTGGCTAGCGAAGACGGCGAGATTAACTCCAACTATGGCTGGTGCATCTTTAGTCATCGCAATGGTCATCAGTTTCATCGGGCTGTTGATGCATTGACTGCTGACAAAAACAGCCGTCAAGCTGTGATGATCTACAACCGCCCGTCGATGCATGATGACAGCAAGCGCGCTGGCATGCGTGACTTCATGTGTACGTACTCGACTCAGTTGCTCATCCGCAATGGCAAACTGCATCACATAGTCAACATGCGAAGCAATGACGCGATTTACGGTTACAAGGGCGACTATGCTTGGCAGAAATGCGTGCATGAGTTTGCTCTGTCTAGGCTGCGTCAAACATACCCTAGTCTGCAAATGGGGGATCTTTTCTGGAATGCGGGCAGTCTCCACATTTATCCTCAACACTTCGAGTTGATCAAATGATCTTCAACCCCTTCAGTGGCATACCTTCAAACCCCAAGAGCCACGTAAGGGGTTGGGCTTTGATCTGGGCAGAGCTGCTAAACAGCCAGATAGCTTCTAAGGAAACTTGCCTGTCAAATTACCCTTGCCTGCACCTCGAACACGGAGTCAACTTTGGTGGCTCCATGAACTTGTTTTCAGGGGTGACTGAGGAGATGATAGACCGGCTGACAGATTTGTGTATGTTTGAAGGCGCTTTGACTAGTCTAGACATTCCTATGCCTGACTATGTAGTTCAGCTATCTAAGCGCCTTAACCAGGCAACATGCCACAAAGCCCTTGGGCCTTTGCTGCCTGAACTTGAACGTCTTCTTAGTTCGGCCAATACCTTGACCATGGCTGACTTAAAGAAGCCTAGGGTAACCATTGGCGACAGCCATTCATCGGCCTTTAGCCCTAAAGACAGTGCGGTTTTGCGCACTAACGGTCAAACCCTGTATGGTGCACTTAAAGAGGGCAAGATCCAACAGCAACTGAACGCGCTTGGATACCTGCCGGAGCGCGTAACCTTAGTCTATGGATCAATTGACATCCGGCATCATATCGGCCGCCAGGCACAACCCATAAAAGCTGTGCAAGACTTGACTAAGGCTTATGCCGAGCTAGTCAAAGGGATCCAATGTGAGTTTTTGTGTGAAGTCGAAGTTGCAGCGCCCGTGCCTGTTGAGTTTGAAGGACGACGTATTCCCAAAACTGGCTTCTATAAGAACGAACCTTTTGTAGGTTCTCAACAAGAGCGCAGTTACTGGACCTTGCTATTCATAGAGCAACTCCGCGATGTGCATAAGCTTGACGTAGCCCATCCACCCCTGGCCTGGTACCATATGGACCCTGAAGACTATGCATCTACATACATGGAGCTTTCTAGCTCTGTGCATATTTCCCCTATGCACTACCGCCGTTATTCAGACTGGAGCCAACAATGAGCATTTTTACGATCACGCCTGATAAGTCAAACAAAGACATACCAAAAGGCATGTCAAATGAACAAGCTAAGAGTTACTACCTCAGCTTGTTTGGAGACTTTAAAGGCCGTATGCCTGACCCTACGGTCGAAGCCTTTGAAGACAAGTGGGTATTTAGAGCTGACTTGGCTCCAGCAGGGCTCAAAGCGTTTGGCGCTGAAAAGGTCATTGCTGAAGCTAAAGAAGATGTGCTTGTCTACTGCGCACCCAGAGTAGGCCATGCTCCTGATGCCATTGCTACACTAGCCAAGATGTATGACAAAAAGTGCGTGTTCTTTTGCCCTGCAGCAGCTCAAGCCTCAAAGCATCAAGCCGTTTTGAAAGCCAGGGGAGCAGACTTGCGCTTTATCAAAATTGCGGCTATGCCGACACTGAACGTCTACGCTAAGCGTTGGGCAGAAAAACATGGGGCATTGTTTTTACCTTTTGGCTTAACTGGCGTTCCAACTGTTACAGCAGGCCTTGTTAATGCTGCGACAAATATTAGCCGGCAACTTGGCAAGGATCCTAGCCAAGTCTGGATGGCTGTATCTACTGGTACAGCCATTCGGGCCTTCCAAATTGCGTGGCCTTATTCTTCGGCCCATGGAGTAGCAGTTGCTCGCAACATACATGATGGTGAAGTCGGTAACGCGGTGTTGCGTAGTGCGTCTGTACCGTTCTTGCGGCCCGTTAAAAATGAAGAGTTGCCATATTTTCAAACAACAGCGACTTACGACGCCAAAGCTTGGTCAGACTTCATTATTTTCGGCGCCACTGACTCAATCTTTATCAATGTCGGAGCCGATGCCGAGATTGAAAAATACTTGTACAATGGTTTGATCGAGTCCATTGACAGTCAGCGTGAATGGGGCGATATGCGCGACTATGAAAGAGGCCTATGAAGTTCAAACTTAACCACACATGGAACTGCGAAGTAGAACTTGTCGACATCTTGACACCTGGCAAGAAACCTGACGGAGTTAAGGTCGACGAATACTTAGGTTCAAAAGCATTGCAGTCATTTAGAAAGGGTCTCTTCAAGGAGACCCAACTCGTCTTCAAACTACCTTCTGGTGCTTACGTCGTCATTCCTGACACGCCAGGGAATGCATGGTTATGGAGTATTCTATGAGACCTAGTCTTGATAAGACGTACATGGACATTGCCAAGGTATTTTCTGAGCGCTCAACGTGTAGTCGCAGAAAAGTTGGCGCTGTTATCACAGGCAATGGCTATGTGCTGAGCGCAGGGTACAACGGGTCCTTCCCAGGCTCAGAACATTGTATTGATAAACCTTGTTCAGGTGCCAATTTGCCTAGCGGAAAAGGCCTAGACTTGTGTCTTGCCGCTCACGCCGAGCAGAATGCTGTAGCTAGGCTTAGAGAACCTGCAGAAGCCGATACTTTGTATTGCACGACGGCCCCGTGCATCAGTTGCACTAAGTTGATCTTGTGCACGAACATCAAGCGCATAGTTGCCAAAGAAGACTACGTCTCTAGTGGCAAAGATCTTTGGCTCATGTCAGGCAGAAAATGGGACAACTATCGTGATTAAACTAAGGCCTAAAGCTGTACTAGACATTGAGTGCTATGTCAACTTCTTTCTTATCGCCATCAAGTCAATAGGCAACTCTAAGGTTGTGACTTTTGAGCGTTCTGACTGGCAAGACTTTGAACCCATAGAGTTGCAAAAGATCCTGGCTAAGTACACTATCGTGACCTTTAACGGGAAGCGGTATGACGAAACTTTGCTTAAGTATGCTTTGAAAGGCGCTAAAACCGCAGAGCTGAAAAAGCTAAGCGACCAGATCATTGTGCATGACCTTAGACCATGGGTTGCTGAGAGTCAATACGTTTTGCCTCAATTGGCTCACATGGACCATATCGATTTGATTGAAGTGGCCCCTGGCAAAGCAAGTTTGAAAATCTACGGCGGCCGCCTACACAGCACGCGCATGCAAGACTTGCCCATTGAACCCGATGCCGTTATCACGGCAGATCAGCGGCAAGTATTGA